ATCGAGGGCAAGCAGATCTGGAAGGAAAAGTTCATGAACTGAACTGGACCTGACAGACGCCGCCGGAAAAACGGCCAACTGTCAGATCACATCGGAACCACTACACCTAAGAACAGGAAGGAAACTTCAAACTCGGCCGTGCCGTCCATCACCGGATGTCACAGGCGCGCCGCACAAGGCGCACCACCTGCTCGACCTCTGCCGCTGTGCCGAAGCGCACCCCAATCCAGCGCGAGGTCAGCGTTCTGTCGGGATGGATCTCTTTCGAGACATCGCGCGTCAAGCCCTCCTCGCGGATGATTTTCGGCGACAGCCGCAGGTCGAGCACGTCTTGGCCGTGAAAGTGGCCCACCTCTTTGCCGCGATAGGTCACGCAGATCAGCTGCCCGTCCTTCCACGGCGCGACGGTCACGCCCTCAAGCGCCAAAAGCTGGTCTTCGAGGCTTTGGCGGCTATCCACGCAGCTTGAACCGCTGGATCTTGCCGGTCGCTGTTTTTGGCAACTCTGGCACCACCTCGACCCAGCGGGGGTATTTCCACAGGCCCGCTTTGGCCTTCACATGATCCTTCAGCGCCTCGGGATCGGGCGTAGCGGCCCCCTCTTTCAGGACAATGAAGGCTTTTGGCTTTTCAAGACCGTCCTGGTCCTGATGCGCCACAACCGCCGCCTCAAGCACGGCCGGTTCCTCGATCAGCGCTTGCTCGACCTCGAAGGGCGACAACCACTGGCCCGAGACCTTGAACATGTCATCCGAGCGCCCGCAATAGACATAGCGTCCGTCGGCGGTCTGGTGGTATTTGTCGCCCGTCCGGGTCCAGACGCCCTGGAAGGTCTCTTGGGATTTGGCGCGCCGGTTCCAATACCCCTCCGAGCTTGAGGGCCCAGCCACCATCAACTCGCCAATTTCGCCCGGCGCCACCGCGGCCCCGCCCTCGTCCACCAAACGCAGGTCATAGCCGGGCACCGCCACGCCTGACGTGCCATAGACCACATCGCCTGGCGCGTTCGACAGGAAGATATGCAGCATCTCGGTCGAGCCGACCCCGTCGATGATCTGGCTGCCGATGCGCGTGTCCCAGCGCGCGCCGATCTCTTGCGGCAGCGCCTCGCCCGCTGAGACGCTGAGCCGGATCGCGTGGTCTGGCGCCCCGCGTGCCTCCATCGCGGCGGTCAGCGCGGCGTACAGCGTCGGCACCCCGCAAAAGAGCGTCGGCTTGTAGCGGGTGATCACGTCGAGCACCGCATCGGGCGTCGGGCGCCCCGCCAGCAGCACCGTCGCTGCGCCCACGGCCATCGGGAAGGTCATGCCATTGCCCAGCCCATAGGCGAAAAAGAGCTTCGCCGCCGAATACACCCGGTCCTCGGGCGTGATGCCCAGCACCTCTTGGCCAAACGTATCCGCCGTGGCCTTGAGCGCGCTGTGGACATGGCGCACACCTTTTGGGGCGCCGGTCGAGCCGGACGAGAAAAGCCAAAAGGCCGTTTCGTCCGGGCTGGCCTGCACTGTGCCCATGGGCGACGCGCCGGCTGTCAACGCGTCATAGCTGGTGACACCCTCCGGCGCGCGCCCCACCACAACGACCTGACGGATGTGATCCAGGCCCGAGATGGCCTCTTTCACGCCGGGCCAAAGCGCGTCCGACACAATCAGCGCGCTCGGGCGGGCATCGGCGAGAATGGCGGCGTAGGTCTCAGGCGTCAGCAGCGTGTTCATCGGCATCGGGATGACGCCCGCCTTGAGCGCGCCCCAAAAGATCACAGGAAGCTCGATCGTGTCGAGGCAGATCAGCGCCACACGCTCTTCCCGCCGCAGCCCCGCGCGGGCCAGCGCGCCCGCGAACTGCGCGCTTTGCTGGGCCAGGTCGGCGTAACTTAGGCTGCGCCCAGCGCCGTCGGCCTCCAGAAAGGCCAGGCGCGCGCCGCGCCCCTGGTCGATATGGCGATCGACAAAATACCACGCGGCATTGCCGTTTGTTGCGGCATCCATGCGCCCCCTCCATTCGTCGCGCGGGTTCACCCGCTGCTTAGTCGTAGGCGCAATGATTGCAGATGGTCCCTGATCACGCAACGGGTGCATTATTGCCGTTGTATCTGCCGAGAACAGCGATTAGGACGGTCAGCGGAGACGTGGCCGAGTGGTCGAAGGCGCTCCCCTGCTAAGGGAGTAGGCGGGAAACCGTCTCGAGGGTTCGAATCCCTTCGTCTCCGCCAGAAACCCCAAGAAAAACAGATACATGGCGAAAGCTACGCCCTGCGGGGCGATGTTCTCATTTTCGCGAAACTTCCGAGAACATCGCAGGAACTCACAGGGCATTTTGGCAAGAAATTGGCAAAACGGATTCCGCCCGGTCAGGGGCCAGTTTCCTCTTCCGGGCAGGTACACGGATTTGCAAGAGATGGAATGCCGCTGAAATCAAATGGATTTCTGACTAGAGGGCACCGGAAATATCGCGGAACATAGCGTGAATGACTAGACGCGATTTCAAGCCGAAGGTCGCCCCCAAGTCAGCACTTCGAAGAGCAATTGAGGCGACATACGTTGCGGGCTTTTGAGGCCAAGGGCAGCTGCGCAAATCTCAGAACAGAACCAGCGCGACTCGCTGTGACGGCCAAGGGCCAGCACTTGCGAGAACAGGATGCCTCGATAGTCGTACCGGGCACCGATCCGGTCCCGGATGAACTGCACCGGTTGATCCGGCGCTATATTCATTTGCACCAAATCCCAGCTATCTGGCTTCAACAGAATGCGCTTTTCACGCACGCCGCCATCCCGGCCCGACGATGAAAGGCAGACCACCACTTGGCCGAGTTCGACTGGCCCTGAGATCAATTCCACATGGCTGTAAATTCCGCGTGTGGCGAAGCGAATACCCGCATCCTGAAGACGTTCCCAGACAGTCTTTCCACGGCCCTTGTAGAAAGCGAAGGTAATCATTGCGGCCCATCCTGCGCCTGAACACCAGCCTGAAGCTGGTCATACCATTCTGCACACCGCAGAGTTCGGGCGTTCTGCCGATCAAGCGCAGCATCGGTTTTCAGAACCGCGACATCCAGACGGTCACCGGCCTGCACGCCACTGCGCGACTGGCGGCGGCAGTCTGCAGGTAGGTCCGGCAGAACCTGTTCCGCCCGCGCCTCACCAACAGCTTCACCCGCAGCCTGAACGCGGGCGATGTCAGTTTGCCCGCAAGCGGCGCAGAAGGTCGGTATCCACAACACCTTCAGGATTGACTTGGGTTTCACTTTCAAAAGCCTCCAGTTCTGTGACGAAGCGCAGCGCTTCACCTTCGGCCACCTGAACCTTTTCCTGCAGCGCTTGGTTGGCGGCATCAGCTGCGGCCATCCTGCGGCGCAACGCTTCCAGTTCCGTCTGAACGGCTGTCAGTTCGAATTCGCGCACGAATCCTTCACGCGCCGCCTTGACGGTCTGGCGCTTGTCATAAACGTGCCAACCCCACAGCAGGACGCACAGGACCGCAGCAAGGCCGACGCGGCCTGACAGAAGCCGCCCACCAAATTGAAGGGCAATCGCGATCATTCGCCCTCACCCCAATTCGACGTGATGTTGGTCTGAGTGCTGACCCACTCCATGCGGTGGGCCAAAGCAAGATTTGCGATGACCATAGGGAACGCCAACGACAGGATGGATTGAGTGCCATCCATAGGAACGCCAGCGGCCTCCTTCACAGACATCCAGCCGAAAGCACCACACCAAAGCAGGAACACAGCCCATGCCTGTTCCCGCTTTCCAGAACGTCCGCCGATCATATAGCGGCCAAAGAATTTCAGCATGTCATGCCTCGTTAGTGAGTTCCGTGCCCGAAGCGGTGATGACGGGCAGCGTATCGAGGCCAATTTCGGCAGGCGGTCGCGCACCTTCTGGCCAATGATACTGCGCATCGCGGGCGGTCGGGTGGTAGGGATTGATACTGACCGCGTTACCTTGGTTCCCACCCAACCCCATGATGCGCCCCTGCGCATCACGGCCCGCAACAAAGGTCATGTGACCACTGCCGGGACGGCCGGGACGGGTTATTGACATCACCGCGCCAAGCGCAGGCCCCGGCAACCGCTTGCCATAGCCATTCCAGCGCCAGCCAAGTGCCGCCGCGCGGTTTTTGCTGACGACAGGTAGTCCTGCCGCCTGAACCATGGCGTTCGCGAAGCCAGCACACCACGGCGTTTCATCGTCACGAAACGGCAGCTGCAGACGTTCCCACCAGTTCAGAATGTCGCGGTTGTGTGAGCCGCCCGGAATTTCCCGCAGCCCATGAAAGCTGTAGGCAAGGCGTAGCCATTCTGGCATCCGAACACCTCCATTCGGCGCTGCGATCCGCGCAGGCGCAGGCTTCACACCCTTGCGCAACGCCATGGCCGTGACTGGCCCAACATAGTCTCGCGCCCGCAATCCCCGCGACCTTTTGAAAGCAATCGTCGCAGCCTCAGTTTTGGGGCCGTGAATGCCGTCGATGCGCCCGTGGTAAAAGCCATGGCGCTTCAGATGACGCTGGCGCTCTTTGATAGTCATGGTCATGGTGTCACCTCGCAAAGAAAAGACCCGCCAGAGGCGGGCCGGATGGTTTTGAGAATTTCAGGATTGTCAGTCGCGTTCGTATAATCGGTGCAGACGCAGGGAAATCAGCAGAAGGTTGATAGCCATGCCTCCGACAAAGAGGGGCACACCCACTTCACCAAAGGGCAGTAAGGGGGCGCAAAGCCATGCAATCGCGCCCATCGACATCAGCCCATAGGTCAAGCCAATCTTTCGCGCGAATGGCTCCTTCCCAAGCACGTTTTGCTGCGCCAGATGCCATGAACAGGCAATGACACAAATCAGCGATACACCCACCACCAAGTTCGCAATCATTGCGGTTTCCCCATGACCTTTTCCTGCATTGCAGTGATACCCTCTTTGCCAGCAAAGCCCGTCAGAAAGCCCGCCGCCAAGAACGCATAGACTTCAGGGGCACCGAGTTTGACTGCGATAGCCCCAACGACGCCACCCAAGAACACCGCCGAAATGGCGCTGGAAAGCCCATAGACAGCTCGCTTGCGCCATCCAGATTGCGGAAACATCACAGCCTTGGTGAAGGCACCGGCGACACCGCTGAACGCCAGCACTGCCAGTTCATCCTTCACTTCCAGCAACATTTCCGCACCCGGCATATCCGGGGCGGCTGCAGCCACAGCTGTTCCCGCTGCCTGCACAAACAGAACCGGGGCCTGCCATGTTATGGCCTGCGCCCCCGCATCAACAATTCTGCCCAGCAACCGATGTCTCCTTTGTCCCCTGTCAGGCAGTTCGTTGACCGCCTAAGCCTCTGCTTTCAATTTGCCACTGAACGCCGTGCGCAGACCGCCCGACTTGGTGAACGTGTGCTTCACCATTTCCAGAATGAATTCCCGACCATCGACCAAAGGCCGGACGCCCGCATAGATGATTGGTTGTCCCGCCATCAGGCCGGGCCTGCCCACGATCGAACACCCGGTTTCGATCAAACCGCGGAGCATTTCGCGTGCAGCCGCTTTAGCCGCGGCTTCAGCCTCTTCCTTGCTGCTGAAGGGGTCGCGCAGGACGTGTTCGCCGCTGGCCTCCGGGTCAGCATCCACAGTCACTTCCTGCCGCTTTGCCCCCTTGCGGTCCTGCCAATAGGCTTTGACCTTGGCAAAGCGGTCCACGTCCGTTTCCGACATCCGGCATGTGCCTTCCACGATGGACGGCATGAATATCAGCGACGGCGGAATGGCTGTTCCATCCGCTGTTTTGCCAGTGCCGCGCTCCAACCAAAGTAGCGTCCCGTTCTTGATGGTGAACAACGCCCCGTGGCGCTGCGCCAGCCGTTCCAGAAAATGCAAATCGGACTCGTCCTGCTGGCCAATCCAGTCATAGACATGGCCTGACACTGCATCGGAAATCTTGGATTGCAGGCCGTAGTCACCTGCCTTTTCTTCCACGATTTCTTTAACCGACTTGCCGTCCCAATGCTTGGTCTTATTGGCCTTCATCTCAGAACGCAGGTCGGCGGAATGCCCTTTGACCGTGATTGTGTGCGGCAGACATTTGAATTCCACCCGGTCGATAACATAGGCCCCGATGAAACCGCCGCTGAAGCCATTCAGGATGGTCACTGTCACAATCGCGCCTCGGCGCGGGGATTGGAAATGCGGCGGGGCATCATTGAATGTAAGGTCCAGCGTGTCAGACCTGATGCCTTCACGGTCAGTGATGGTCAGGCTCACCAGCCGGTCAAAGAACGCGCCGGACACAGGGATGCCATCGACGGTCACCAGAATGCGTGGGTGTGTCATCAGTCCCAAAGCCTCAGAGGTTGACTTGCGCTGTCGTGCACATTCAAGTCAGGCAGGGTGATTTCCAAACCAGCAGGGAAGCGATGCGCGACTTGTCTGATGTGCGGGTTGGCTTCCAGAACCTGTTCCGCAACACCGGCCTGCGCACCGTATTCACGGTGGCAAATCAGGTCCAAGGCGTCACCTTTTTTGGTCACATAGATGCTGGCCATCAGATAAGCCCCAACAAAGACAGCAGCGAGAAACCCGCGCCGATGCGCTTCACTTCGATTGTGTAGGCGTTGCGACCGGGCGTGCCGTAGCGGTCATGGAATGCCCGGTCTTCATCCACCTTCTGAATGGCGTGACTGCCAAAGACCTTGCCACCCAAAGAAACCAACATCAGCGGCACGCCAGATTTTGCAGCAAGTCGCACACCCTCCAATGTGCCAGCCCCGCCGAACTCTTGCGGGAATAGCACGCCACTGATTGTCACCACTTCGGTGCGCGGCCCGGTCCACTGCAGGGCGTTCAGCCGCCCCGCAGTTTCAATCTCAGCCCATGTGGTATCCAGCTTGCGCCCGACTCCGGTGTATCCGAAGCCATGGGCACGAAACATGAATGGCCCCAAGGCCATGGTTACAGGTCCAGCCATGTGTCACCCTTAGTCGGAAAAGCTGGCGTCAATCGTTCCGCTCACACGGTCGCCAACCCGATCAAGCACCAAATCTGCGATAAATTCAGGATCAGTGACGCCCGATGGAACCTGCACATTGATGCCGCCATTGATTTCAACGCGCACATCCCCGCCACCAACCTTACCAGCCGCCGCCGGTGCTGCCGCCGCAGGAAGGGCAACAGCGGTTGCCGATAGCGCCGCAAGGCTTGCCGCACGAACCCGTGACGCCCCCGCAGCGAATGCTGCTGAAGAGGCAGGACGGCGCATCTGGCGCGGGCCAATCGTGGTCAGATAGGACCGGAAAGCCGATTGCGCTTGCCCGACATTCAGAATGCCACCGGACCGGGACGGCACAAACCACTCCGAACGCGGCGTGTCTTCGTTCACCAAATAAGGCAGGCCCGACCGAACCGGCCCGCCACCCGCACGGGCACCAGCAGGCTTAGGCGATGACACTTCAGCAGACCCACCAGAAGGCAAAGCCCGAATTCCAGCAGCCAATTGCTGCACCTTTGCCAACGCGCGATCAATCGAAGCGGTGCTGATTTCAGGTGCAACCCCAGTGACATTCAACACTTGAAGCGCCTCTGTCAGTTGCGCCGATGCAGCCTCAGCGCTCTTCAGCCGCTCTTCAGCACGGCGCAGACCGGCTTCAGCCGCGTCCAATTCACCCTGCGCCTGAACACGCAATGGATTGGTTATTCCACTTCCGAATTCAGGGGTGGCCTCCAGTGCAGCCCTTGCCGCTTCCACTTCTTCCCGATACGCCGCAACCTCTTCGCGCAGGTGCGTGATGCGCTCTGCTGTTGGCAGGTTTTCCTCACCGGCAAACTGATAAACGGTGTCAGCAGCAGACCGCACGCCCGGCTCATTCGGCAACAAGGCTGGTTCAACCGGTGGCGGCTTTCCATGAACCAATTCAAAGGTGCGCTCATACCCTTCAATCAGATGGCTGATGCCCGGCGTGTTCCGAAAAAACCGACCCATCGACCGGACGTTGCTTTCCTGAAATGCCGCAAGGTCTTCAGGATTGTCAGGCACATTGCGCATCGCAAGGAAGCCCATTGCACCAGCAGAGAACGCGCCCCACTTCACGCGAGACATGCTTCGCTGCATAGACGCGGAATGACGCTGGACATTGGAAGACAGCGTAGCCATTTCAGCAGACGCTGAACGCCTAAATCCGGCGAACCGCGCCAACGCCGGTGCGAAGTTGGGCAACAAAGCCGCCGTCCACCGCAAGGGCGTCACAAGCGAACTAAGCGCCAACTTACCCACCAACTTGGCCCACCCAATCTTTGGAATGAGGCGTGAAGTCCAGCGAAATGGAAACAGCAGGCTGTTGATTGCCAGCCGCCCCGCCAGTCGCGCCCAGCCGATTTTCGGGACAAGGCGAGATGTCCAACGAAACGGGTAAATCAGCCCGCTGATGGACAGTTTACCAGCCAAACTTGCCCACCCAATCTTGGGAATGAGGCGGGAAGTCCAGCGGAATGGAAACAGCAGGCTGTTGATTGCCAGTCGCCCCGCCAGTCGCGCCCAACCGATTTTCGGGACAAGGCGAGATGTCCAACGAAACGGGTAAATCAGCCCGCTGATGGACAGCTTACCAGCCAAATTTGCCCACCCAATCTTGGGAATGAGGCGGGAAGTCCAGCGAAACGGAAACAGCAGACTATTGATTGCCAGCCGACCGGCAAGTCGCGCCCAGCCGATTTTCGGGACAAGGCGAGATGTCCAACGGAATGGGAACAACAGACTCCCAATCGCAAGGCGACCAGCCAGCCGCACCCAAGGGATACGTCCGATCAGCTTTGCACCCCATTTTACCGGCTTCAGCAAGCCTGACAGCGCGAACGGAGCAAGACGGCCCAACCCGCCAAACGCACGACCAACACCCAAAAGGTCACCCGCTGCGAAGGCTGCGCGGGCACCGAGGCCAACCAGACCAAAGCGCAGCACAGCCAATGTCCCGATCAGACCGGCGGCGGCTGTCAGCAACGCGCCACCCGCGATAGCCATTGCACCGATGGCGGCACCGCCCAACACCAACCACTTGGTAAGTTTGGGATGCTCTTTGGTCCACTTCACAAAACGGTCGATGATGCCCTGCGACCGCTCCAACAGGTCATTCAGGTGGGGCAAGACAACTTCACCGATGCTGACACCCAAGCGGGCCATTTGGTTGCGCATCAGTTGGATGTTGTTCGCGGTGGTTTCCGCCCGTGCAGCATATTCTGCTTCAGCGCTACCAAGGTAGTTGCGCTCTTCAGACACCAACCCCAAGGACTCGCGCAGCAAATCCAAGTTGCCAATCAAGGGCATAAGTGCGCGGGCCTCGTCACCAAAAATCTGGGACACTGTTGAAGAGCGAAGATGTTCTGGAAGCTGGTTAATGCGCTCCATTACATCAATTGTTGTCCCAACCGCGTCTTCCTGCATACGCCTAGCGACCTGCGCTGCATCCAAACCAAGGGACTTGAATGCCGCCCGTTGCTTCGGTGTCGAAGCTGCGCCCCGCACAAGCGCCTTACTCATATTCCGGAAGGAAGTAGCAGCAACATCCGCTTGTGCGCCAGCCGCGATCATAGCAGAACCGAATGCCAGTGTTTCGGTGGGGTCGAAGCCCTTGACCTTACCATCAGCAGCGACTCGCGTGGTGAAGTCCAAAACCTTCGGGGCAGTCGATGCCATGTTGTTTGACAGATGGTTCATCGCATCAAAGAGCGCACTGGTTTCATCCAGAGACAAACCCAAGGCCGTCTTGATGTTCGCCATTGCATCGCCCGACCTCTCGGCAGAGATATCAAATGCAACGCCTACCTTCGCCGCCAGTTCTGCGAACTTCAGAAGTTCTTCATTCTTCAGACCGGATTGCCCACCAGCAGCCACGATTTGCGCCAAACCCTCGGACGCCATTGGGATGCGTGTTGAAAGTTCCAGAATATCTTCGGACATTTGCTTGAAAGCTGCAGGACTATCGAAATCGACAACCTTCTTCACATCCGACATCGCGCTTTCGAACTCGATGGCCTGCTGAACTGGTGACCGAAGGCCAGCGATGATCCGGCGACCGGTTTGCATCGAGGCGTTACCGACAAACGACAGATTGGCAGCGGTCGCCAGCGATCTGTCCATGCGCTCACGTGCTTCTGCGATGCGGCCCTGCATGCGCTCCAATCGCCGCAGGCGTTCCATTTGCCGCCCAAAAGAGGCATTAGCGCTGTCCAGCGCTCCTGCCAGACGGCGCTGTTCACCGGAAAGGTCACCCGTGTTTACACCAGCATTGCGGAGTTGCCCTTGCAATCCGTGCAAAGCTCGGCGGTTTTGGCGGTGCTGCTGTTCCAGTCGGTCAGCCGACTGGCGGGCGCGGTCGAACTCACGGCGCAACTGTGCGCTTGGGTTCCGCGTTGCACGAATTTCAGCCAGCAACCGGCGCTGCTTTTCACGCGCCGCTTCCATGGCTTCACCAGAGCGGCGAACCACCTGCCGTTGCCTACGGAAGTCTTCAATCAGCTTCAGGGGGCCGCGCAGGTTTTGCAGCCCGCCCATCTTGGAACGAACACTGTCAGCAAACCGGCCTGTGACCGTGCGCATGTTTTTCAACATGCCGGAGTATTGGTCTACGGCCTTAATCGCCAACCGTGCTTCGATGCGCTTGGTCGCCATACTTGCTGTCTCGCGAGTTGAAAATTCAGGCAAAAATGCCTATGTTGAAGGCATGAAATTTTTTGCGATGATCTTTGCCATCCTCATGATTGCCGCCGCAATTGCGGCGACCATCTTTGTGGGCATGTTCGGGGGCGGCATCTGGGGCGCGCTGGCGTTTGCAGCACTGCTGATTTTGATCTATCGCGCCTTCACCTATCGGTCGGCCCCGACGCGCAGCCTGAAGTCAAATCAGCTTAGTGCCTTCCAGCAGCCACTGGCAGAACAGCCCGCGCAACAGGGCCGCGCAGGCT